GGCTGAACAGGACGTTGTCGCCTGTTTTGCACCACGCGCCGTTGGGGAATTTCTTAGTGTCTTTGTAACAATCCGGCCCCATCGCGAGGACCGTGCCGACGACCGTTGCGGCGCGCTCGCGCTCAGTGACTGCCTCGGGGATGATGATGCCGGACTTGGTCTGCTGCTCGAGCGTCGGCAGGGCGACGAGCATGTGGTAGCCGACCGGGTCAGGAAGCGTGACCATTTCGGTCTGCTCTTCGGCAACCATATTGCCGAAGGCGTTGGCCCTGATCGGGCTAGCTCGATCGGCAGCTGATTGAGAACTGTGGATACTCAGAGGCGCTGCCGAGGCGCGGGTCTTCTGTGCGGCGTCAGTCATCTGATTCGGTTTCTCCGGTTGAAAGTTCCTTGCGGTGATCCGCAAGGTCGTCGAGCAGTTCCTTGAGCACGCGGTAGCGGGCTACCGCACTGGCATAGGCGGCGTAATCGAGGGCGTTGCCCTGAAGGATGACGCCCGTGATGTCTTCGAGCTTTTCGCGCAGGCGTTTTTCAAGGAAGTTCAATTCATGCCTCGGGTCTTGGCCGCCAGCTTGGCCTTCTCAGCGTCAGCGCGCAGCCGGGCGTTCAGCATGTCGATGACGTGCCCCATGGATACCGTGCCGATATTGGACGCCAGTTCGGCCTGCCGCAGTTGCATCTCATCCGCCTGCGTCTTGCCGTTCAGCTCGCGCAGCACCTGATAGCGGGCGTTGAGCGTGGCATAGGTCTCGAAATCCTTGGCGCCGCCGGCGAGCAGGGCGTCACGGGCGTCTTCGAAGAGTTTCTTGATCTCGCGTTCAAGGTACATGTGGTTTCCTACGCCGCTAGCAGCAGCAAAGTATCTTCTTCGTCGTCAGTGCGCAAACTCGCGTCGATAGCTTCGCGGCGCCGCATGGCGGCTGTCACATCCCCGACGGCCGGCAACAACACGTTCAGGTCGTGGCTGCGCGCTTCGACATATTTGCGCACGCCCTTTCGCGCGGCCGTTGTGAGTGGGTCAGCCCAGTTGATGCCGAGCGCCGCGAAGGCTGCATCGACCAGTTCCTCAAGCTCATCGTCCGTCCACTCGCGCGCTTTGCGCTGCGTACGGTACTCATCGTCTTCCCACCAACGGCGACCACGATAGCGCCCGCTGCCGCTTGCCGCTGCGGCGCGCCCGCCTGCCGTAGCCTGCGTTGCCGTAAGCGACCCGGCGGCGGCGCCCGCGCCCGAGAGCGAGGCGGACATGGCGCCAGGGTTCTGCACCCCGCCCTCGAAATACCCCGCTGGGAAGTACGTCGGCGGGAAATACCGGTCGCTGAAATAGTCGGCCATCAGTCTGTGTCCAACGTGACTGCGGTACGGTTGCCGTTTGAGTCCACTGTGGCGATGATACGATCGACGTCATCGACCAGTGCATTCCGGAAGGTGATTGTCGTTGTCTCGGCACCTGACACCTTGCCCGCCGTGGCTGCCGCGATGACCCGCAGCGCCTGCCTTAGTGTCAGTCCGCTCTCGACGCCGTCGGCCGCGTCAAGGATGGAATCGGCCACGTTAGCTGTGGTGAGCACGTCGCCGGTAACCGTTATGTTCGCGGCCAGCATACCCAGGGCGGTAGAAACTGCGTCGAGATCACCGGTTCCCTGCAGAACTGCAGCGGCGCTACCGAGTGCGCTCAATGCGCCGGCGATATCCCCCGCACCAGTCAGCGTCGCGGCGAGCTGCAGGAACGCTTCGGCTTGGGCGCTACTGATGGTCCCCGCGCCAGTCAGCGCGGCGACCATTGAAATGATAAGCTGCCCGACCCCGGCCATGTCTCCGGCGCCCGTCAACGTCGCTTCGCCGTTGACCCCCGAAGCCATGGTTATAGTCGCCGTGCCAACCCCGATGATCTGGTTTCGGGCGCCGAGTGCGCCCGCCGACTTCGGCATCACCCACGACGCCTCATTCCGGTAGCCGTCTGGAATACCGGCAAGGTTGGTAGTGATCCCCGTCCCGGCGGTCATGTTGCGGCTAGTGGAGGTACGCCAAAAGTTCCCCATCAGCGCTGATGGGTACGCGCTGTTGCTGACCGTAGCTCCGAAGATGCGGACGCCCGTCGAGAAATCCCGGAAGCCGTTCTGCATCAATGCCATGGCAGGTTAGCCTCCGTACCCATAGTCGAAGTCGACCATGATCGTGCCTGCCGAAGTCGTCGCGCCGGTCTGGAACATCAGAAACTGTACGTTGGCGCCGTCGACGATCTGTGGCAGCGACGGGAAAGCGTTAAGGAAATCCACTTTGGTGTAGAGACCTGTGGCTGGGACCGGGATCGTCCATAGCGGCTTGCACAGCCCGATAATGACGGTACCCGATGCGTGCGCCGTACCAGCCCAAACCAGGCTGACGATGTCGCTTACGCCTGTGTCCGCCACAGCCAACGGCAGGAACGGATTATACTTGTTGGCCGCGGTACCGGAATTGAGCAGCTGCCCTACGCCGAGTGAGGCCGTTGACGTGAACGTGGTTGTCGCGCCGGCGTTGCCGCCCGTGTCGAGATAGTTGATGATGCAGGTCGGTGCGTTGGCGCCGAGCGCCGTGTCAGCGGCCACAAACAGTCGCAGCCCTTCGCCGGATGGGTACCGTGCGCCGCCGCCGAGGGCGGTCATGGTAACCGTCTTGGTGCCGGTCGTTGAAACGTTCGTACCGGAAAATGGGACGTATCCGACAAGGTCGATAGCCATGAGGTACCATGGCGCGCCTGCAGCGGCGACGCACGCCGCGCCGGCGCCGAGAAAATGCTTGGTCGCGGGGGACACATTGCCGCCGGTGTAGGGGGCGCCTTCCGACCACGTATCGTCGGTGCCCACCCAAGTCAGATCGGCGCCAGCGAAGGTTGCCGCGGGTGGCGTACCAGGGTGCCCGGATAGCAACGTCCAGTGCCCCGCTGTGCCCGCAGACGAAAGCGTCTTGTTATAGAAAACGTTCCCGTATTTGCCGTTGTTGGTGATCTGGTTGATGAGATCGTCTTGACTTGTCCAGCCCATTACATCAGTTCCACGTTGTTTCGAGAATGCCAGACAGTACGCTAGACGCGAGCGACCCCGCATACCCGGCTGCAAACAGCCCGAGTACCGCGCCATCGATAATGCGCGGCGGACGAACATGAATCATCGAGGCGAACTCACCGCAAGCCCCGTAGCTTTCGAGGTTGCCTGATGTCGTGCGTCGCGATTCCTGCGTCGTGTACGCGGTCAGCAAGGGCGCGACAATGACAAGCGCCATCAGGCCACCCCCGGCAACCGAGAATGTCACCGACTCGATACTCTGTACGCCGCTGTCCCCCGCTTGCAGGTGGCAGAACGGATGGAAGGATGCCGCCGAGCCGACGCTGGTCGCGACGACCTGCCCGCCGCCGGTGGTGATCAGCGTAAAATGATTCTGCGATACGCGCCCGGCGACACCCTGGTCGTTGGTGTAGGTGAACGTGAATTGTCCGTTGGCCGAGGCGGCCGATTGCGCGACTGCGACGACCTGCCCGCCGCCGTACCGGGGGAGGCTCACCGTCTGCACCATATCTTGCTGTTCGCCAACCGCGTCGGTGTCGATAAACGGGTAGTACATAAGCAGGTCTGCGAGAACAAGCTGCTGCCGGGCGTTGGTCGTACTGGTTGCCGACGACGCCGCGCTCATGAGCTTCAAGTTACGCAGATGCTGCGTAGCCGGCGCGACGGTCGGGACATAGAACCCTCGCGCCGCGTCCACGAAAGCCGACTCAAGCGGCGTCGAAGCGTAGAAATTCGCCGGTGGCGACCCCGAATAGTAGCTGTAGTCCGTCCATGCGTGGGTCGTGGTCGCGACACTGGACGCAGCCTTGCGGAACCCGGTGATCCATGACTGCCCCGCATCCTCCGCCTCTGGCCACTGTTTGATGCTGGTGAAGCCCATTACTTACCCCGCGCCACGGCCGATTCGCCCGTGGCCGTAGCCGTCAGATGCGCGAGGATGGGCGCATCCGTGCAGCCGCACTTGCGTACAAACGCTCCGTCGCCGGTCCGCTCGACGCGCGCGCCGCAAATCTTGCAGGTGTACCGGGTCATGTTTCAGTCACGTCCAGCGCGCCGGCTGCAAACTGTGGCTGAATGCCGTTGGCCACAGCCAGGGAGCTCGACAGGGCGCCGGCGTAGAGCACCGTGCCCGCGCCGCTTGACGCTGTGCCGATCGCCACATGAGTGATGGTGGCGCCAGTGACGCCGCACTGGGCGAACTGCGCCAGCGCTGCGTTGGCAGTCGCACCGCCCGATGGCACGTCCCAGCCACTGGTGGTCCGCGCAACTGCGATGCGTACGTAATTCGTGTACGCAGTTTCGTTCGTGGTCTGGTTGTTGCCGACACCGGGGTCGGCAGTATGTAGGGACAGGTAGAGGTCCGTAAGCGGGCCAGAACCATCATTCTGGGCGATGTCAGCCCAAGCCGTGGCGTTGAAAATCAGCGCCAGGATGGAATTACAGGTTGCGGTAGATTTGGGCATGCTCAGCCTTTCCGTATCGTAGTCGTAGACTTGGCCGCGCGGCCCTGTTCATCCCGAGATATCACGGTTTCCTTGGGCGCGGCTATGATCTCGGCGAGCCGCTGGTTCTGGTCCCCGAGAATAACGAGGCCCTCCAGTATCTTGTCCGTCTTGTCGTCCTGCTCCGGCGCTGCGGCCGCCGCAGCGGCCATTTCGGCGGCCTGTTGCTTGGCCATCAGGTCAAGCTCTTTCATGCGCAGGTCGATCAGCTTTATGCTGCGGTCAACCTCGCGCACAGCAGCGTCGCTCGCCGCCTTGGCGTCCGCAAGAGCCGCGGCGTGCTTGGCTTCGCGCTCGCGCCCGGCCTGTTCGAGCAACGCTACCTGCGCGCTCACGTACGCCTTATGCTCGGCAGTTTTCTGTTCGGTGTCCGCGTGCGCGCGAATGCGTTCCAGTTCCGCCGCGGCCTGCGCCTTGTCGGCGCGCACCTCGGCATTGATCTCGGCGAGCTTTGCCAAACCTTGCGCGTTGATCTGATCGCGGCGGATCTGCAGCTCTTCGCGCCGCAGCTGGAGGTTCTCGTCCTGCGCGGATTTCTTGAGCTCGGTGTTGGCTACCAGTTCCTGCTTACGCAGATTCAAGTCTTCCAACGCCTTGATCCGCGCCGTGTCCGCCTCCTGTGCCTTGATGCGCAGGCTCTCTCGTTCGTTCTGGATGACGGGGTCTTCGAGCTGCTCCTGGATTTTCTTCTGCTGCGCTTCGGCCTGGTTCTTCTGCAGCAGCTTGTCGGCTGCCGCGGCGCTGAGGCGGCTGATCTGGTACTCGACGTCTTCGGGCAGCGGCTCGCCGGGCGGCGGGAGCGGCACGCCAAGCTGCTCCTCGATGTCCTGCCGGTACTGGAAGGCGAGATGCTCGAGGATGTGGGCGTTGGCGGCGCTGATGATGCCCGGCGCCGCCGGGTTGTTGGTCAGCATCTGCACCATCTGCGGGTCTTCGGCTGCGGCCATGTGCACGGTGATGTGCGCGGCGTGGTCCTGCATAATGCCAGCGCGCACCGGCTTGCCGGTAAGCAGCGCCATATTCTCGCTGACCGGGTCGGCCGGCATGACCTCTTCCTCGGGCGGGATGTAGAAATCCGCCTTGTCGCTGCCGAGCACCGTGATCATGTCGCGGTGAACGTTTTTCAGGTTGTAGATGTTCGGCGCGGTCTGCGTCAGCTGGATGATCGCCTGCATGACCATGATGCGCTGCGCCATGGTCGAGGCGTTCGGGTCGGCCACCGGGATGACGTCGACCTTGTCGTCGTAATCCTGCTGACGGCTTGCGCCCATCTCCCGCTGTTTTAGACGGAAGGGGTATGGGACCTGTCCCATGAAATCGCGGACGATTTCGCTGATGACGATGAGCTCCTGCGTGAAGCTCTCGTACAGGCGCTGCTGCACGGCACTCATCACCTTCATCGAGCGCTCGATGATGGCGAGGGTCGTGCCGACCGGCATGTTCTGCCCGGTCATGTCGGTGATCTTCATGTCGGCGACGGAGCCGATACGGCGGCCCTCGTCGACGATCTGCCCGAGCAGCGCGGCTAGCACTTGACTTGGTTCGCCATACGGCAACGGCATGAAGGACTCTTTCAAGTTCCCCATGCTTATTTCAACGTCCCTCCATTCACCCGGACCAATCGGGCTGGAGTCATCTTTGATGCGTGCGCTTTTAGTCTTATATCCAGCCGGCAGATTGCTCAAAGTACCTGCGTCTACAAGCTGACGAAGAATACTGGTCGAGCTCTCGGTCAAGCCGCCGAGGATGTTGATCAAGCCGATGCCGTAGGGGCCGAAGCCCGGCATGTACTTGTGCTGAACGACGTCCATCTGCCGTTCGAAAGCGGGATCGCCTTCTTTCCAGTTGCGGGTGATCGACAGCACTTTATTGGAGTAGGCGGCGACCGTGACGATATAGGGCACCGGAAGGCCGGTAGTGTTGGTCGCGTCCGCCTCGAAGTAGTATTCGATGTGGACTTCGTAGAGCCGATACGGATTGTCGGGAGCCTGATTGGTGTTCGACCGGCCTTCGATCTTGTCCTTGGCTTCGGTGATCTCAGTGGACTTGGTCGGCTGTTCGGTCAGCTTCTCTTTGCGGAACCGACCGCTCGCCATACGGCTCTCGACCCAGTTACTGGTCTTGGGCAGGATGACAGAGTAGCGGGGGGTCGTGTCGAGGCTCGCCGCGGAATAGGGCATGACGACGTGCTCGGGCAGGACGTATTCGGCCCACGGCACCTGACGCTTTTCATCGAACCCGAACTTGCGGAAGGTCGTGCCCGCAAGCGGCAGGTTGAACAGCATCATATCGGTTTCGAGCCGATAGCCTTTGATCTTCCTCGTGGTCAGGTAGTTGAGGTCGCGCTGAACTCGGAGCGCCTGCTGTTCGACGAGATCGTCGATGTCGCCAATGATCTGGGTCTTGACCGGTCCGGCGCCGGGGAAGATGTCCATCATTGCCTGCGCATTGAAGCGGATGACGCTTTCGAGCAGCATCGGATGGAACGCGCCGCACGCGCCTTCCCACGGATCGGTGCGCTCTTCGTACTTTAGGCCGAGAAGCGTCAGGCCGCGTGCGTAGGTCTTTTTCCACTCGTCTCTGGAGCGGTCGTCTTCGTCGACAAGCGCGACGAGTTCGTGTCCCAGCTGCTGCAGGTACTGATCAGTGAACAGCCCGAACTCGGGCAGTGCGAGGTTGGAGCCGAACGCCTGCTGCGGCGGGGCTTCGGGCATCGGGCCGTTGAAGTCGACGACAACGCCGCCGGTATCCTGCGGGATGATGGCGGGTGCTACGGCCGAGGGGCCTGCAGGATCTGCGCGTTCGGCGCCTTGGCCTTTGAGTGCGGCGTCAGCCATTATCGTATCTCGCCGTTCGTGATGAAGCCGTGCCAATGCCCCGAAGCAGACGCATCGACACTCGGTGTCACTGTCATGTCAGCGAAATCGTCGCTATCGATAGACCACACGTAACCGCCGGGGACGATGTTTCCGCCATTGTTCGGATGTGCTTCAGAAAGTGCCAGCATCTGATCTGTCATTTTCAACTTACGTGTTGTGACGGCCAGCCGCTCAGTACCGCAATGCGGACATAGCATAGTAAAACCTGAACGGCCTATCTTCTCGTTGCCGTCTTCCCAGTAGCGGGCGTCAAACCAGTTGGGTTCTAGGTCAACAAGACGCATCAATAGTACCTCTTGCGACGGCGCGGGGCGTTGGGCTCGTCTTCTTCGTCGTTGGCCGTGCGGATGAAGCCGCCGTCTCTGAAGCGCAGCATGGCCTGCACCGTAGAGTCCACGAGGTCGTCTGCATCGCCGGGAAAAGACGCCATCTGCTCAATGAGTTCGTCGGCAAACCGCCGTTCAGGAACCCACACATACATCGAAGCGAAAATATCGACAACTAGGTTGGCCCGGGCAACCTTGTCGTTCGGCAGCTTGCGCGTGCCGCGGCTCGAGCCGGTGAAGCTCTCCGCCGGTATGCCCATCGACCGGAACTCCTGGATCAACTGCATGCCGGCCGACTTGTTTTCGATCAGCAGCGTGTCCGGGTTGTCCTCGTCATAGAACTGCTTGGCTTTTCGCTTGAGCTCAGGAAACTCCATGCGCGCCTGGTACGACGACAGCAGGATAATGTTGTTCACTTCCTTGCCAGTCTTCGGATCCTCGGCGCGAAAAACACCCCAGAGCGTCATGGCGCTCGGGTGGCTTCGCTCATTGGCGGTGGCTGCGGCGTCCCACGACTGGATGATGAAATCGCACGCCGGTGGCTCCAACCGTTCCCACGCCGCGATGTGTTTCGGACCGGGGCAGGTCTCGTTCGGGCTTCCCCACTTCCGCCAGTACTCGCGCTTGAAGATTGCGCTTTTATCCGACGTCGGGTTCTGTTGATATTGGCTCTGCCACTTGGCAACGGGAAGCGCGTTGCGCGTGCGCTGCAATTCCTCGAGCGGCCAGAACGCCGGCCACATCGAGCGCTCCGTCGGCAGTCCTTCGTCTAGGATGGCCGGCAGGTTCAGCACTTCCCACTTGTCGTACTGACCTTCGGGCACACCGGCCTTGATGTCGGCTTCCATCTGCCGAAGCACCTGCCCCACGAGGTCGCGCTTCGACCAGCGCGTGACCACGATGATGATCGCCCCGCCCGGCTGCAGGCGCTGGCGGATACCGGACGTGTACCACTCGTACACACCGTCAAAAATCTCGGGGCTGGTTTCGGCCTGCTTGGCTTCCTGCTCGGAATGCGGGTCATCCACGATCGCGATGTCCGCGCCCTTGCCAGTCACCTTGCCGTTGACACCGATGGCGAAGTACTCGCCGCCGTAATTGGTATGCCAACCGGCTGCGGCCTTGCTGTCCGGCGCTAGCTGGATCTTGGGGAATATCTCATTGTAGGTGGTGGCTTGCCGCCCATCTTCATCACTGACGAGGGTCGCGCCGTCGATCATGTTCCTGACGCGCCGGCCGAAACCGGCGGCGAGGTTCTCGGTGTTCGAGACCTGGATGATCTTCTTCTTGGGAAACTTTCCAAGGAACCAGCCGGGCAGCAGCCAGCTGGCGAACTCGGACTTCGTGTGCCGCGGCGCAAGGTCGATGATCAGCCGTTTGATCTTACCTTCCGCGACCGCCTCGAACTTCTCGGCCATCAGGGTGTGATGCGCGCCCGGGATGAAATCCGGCCATACCGACTTCACGAAAGGCAGGAACCTGTCACGCGAAAGTTGCAGGCGTGCCTGCCGGTCGCGCTCCTCGAGCAGCGCAAGCAGGCGCGCCTTCTGTTCGGGATCGAACAGGTGGAGGTTGCGCTGGGCGTTGAGGAGATCGTGGTCGCTTAACATGCGGGCAGTTTATACCCGCCCACATGTGGTAACGGCAATCATGCCTTACTTCTTCGCGGCCTTCTTCCGACTGCCACCGACCTTACCATCGCCATCCGGATCCATCTTGGCGACCTCGCCCTTGGCGGCTTCGAGTTCCTCGGCCCTGGCTTCCGCGCCGGCATCGTTCTTGGCCGCGTTCTCGATCTTGGGCACTTCGGCTGCCGGCGGCTCGGCCAAGTCCTTACCGGTAAACCACGCTACCGCGTCAGGATGTGCTCGGGTCGCGGCTTCGTCGCCGCGCACCAGCACGTTGCCGTTAGCATCCGTGCCGATCCAGTCGGCGCCGAGGTTCTCGGTGAAGGCGTTGCGTTTGACCTCTGCGGGTTTGATCGTCACTTTGATCTCCTGTTTCAATCCTGACGGAACGGTATCAGGGACGGTCGGTTGCGGGTAGTCCTTCATCAGGTCCTTATCGACCGTTCCGACGATGCGGGCGAAGGCTGCGGCGGTGGGGTCGGTCATGCGTCCAGGCTTTCTTTCAGCCGGTCGAGGCGCTCGACCAAGGTCATGCCTTTGACGAGGTCGGTAAAAAACGCGACGTCTTCCTGTTCTGTCCTGGGTTCGACCGCCGGCCGGAAACAATGGATCTTGAACGCTGCTTCTAAATCGCCTTCAGCATACCGACAAAGCGGGTTAACGATCTCTTTTACCCGCAAACAATCTTGGCTTGTTAGTTCACGTACCGTGTAAACTTTGTTGATCTCCGGCACTTGCTCGGTGCCGTAGCCGTTTCCGCGCAAGTTCTTAACGCAGACGACACGAGCGCCGGGCACGGCCCATCTGGGGATAGTGGCGGTCATTGGTTCGGTCCTTTCATTTGCTCATGCGCCAGTAGAGCTTAGGCTCTTCGAGCTCGCTCCATGGGTCGAGCTCCTCGTGGCTGATCGTTAAATCCAGATTGGTCGGACGCATGGTCCTCTTCGCGTCCTTTTCGCTAGTCACGTAGCCCTTCTCTTTCAGGGCCTTTTCGGCTTGGTACACTGTGATAAGTGACAAGCCCGCGCCACGGGCTAACTCCTGTTTGGACGGGCTGCCGCCATCGATTAAGACGTACTGGCGCAAAACCTCGTATACGGTGCAGTGGCTTTTCCGGAGCGTTTTGTCTACGACGTGCAAGGGCGCGATCCCGTGGAAGTTTCGAGTATACTATACTCGAATTTCGCCGCCGAGGCTAGCTGCTAAAGTCAACGGTCTCTGAAGCCCCGAGTCTCGGGCTGCAAGGCCAGCAGTTCCTCGGCTTCGCGGCTGGGCACGATCCCCCGAGCCTGGCAATGATGGAACAGAGACCGGCGTCCCCCGGCCCACGTCTCCAAGGTGTCGAGTTCGCCGTTCGGGAGTCGTTTGCGTAGCGCCCAACGATCCCCGCTGCGAATAGCGAAATGCACACGATCAAGCGGGATGGTGACTTCGGTCGAGCTCAATTGACCGCGTCCTCGCTGTAATCGCTAAGTTCGATGGAGAACCACGAATTGTCGGCGTAGCGGATGACCGCGGCGACCGCTTCATCTTCGTCGTCAGTCTCCTCGCCGTCTGCGTCGAACAGGGTCGTAATCTCGCATTCCGTGTCGTCACTGGCGAGCGCCAAACGCGCGTGGACGTTGATTGCGATAATGTTGATGTCGGTGGGCGCGGTCATTCTGGCAGGTCGCTCGTGTCTTCCCGCTCACCCAGTGCCAGCCCGGCTGCAGCGCTGAACATCTTGCGCAGCCAGTCTTTGCGCTCGGGGGTGTCATCGTTACTGAAGATGCTCCAGAGCTTTAGTCGCCCTGTCGGCCAGAGCACCGCGATGGCGACCTCCTCGCCGTCGAGGCTCCTGACGATTGCCTGCTTGGCAAAGTCCTCGACGCCGTGGTTGACGTTCTGCCGCGGGGTGATGTCCTCGTCGAAGTCCTTGGCTGTGCTCAAGTTATCAAGCCAGCCGCCGGCGTCATCGCCGATGAAACTGCACAGGCTGCACTCGGTTGTGCCGTCGCTGTAGAGGAAGAAGTTCTGGCAGCCGCAATGCGCGCAAGTCCAGACCTGCGGATCCTCTTTGTTTCCGGGCGTTTTGCCGAAAGCTACGACGTTTGTCATGTTGGTCTCAAGCCTTTTCGTTCGAGGGTTGACGCCGGTCGTTGCTGGCCGGCGCCTTTTGGCTGTCAGTCGTCGCTCCCGGCCCATTTCATTCTCCAACTTTGTAGCAAAAATTTTGGGTCGTCAATCTTCTAAGGCCCGGAAACGGCTAATAAATTTTTGTGCTATGAAAACGGTTTCGACTACCGAGGCCGCGTCTGACTAGACTTGAGAGGCTACAGAGGGACTCCGACCTGTGTACTTGTTGGGGTGCCACCTACCCACCGGGTCCGCCGGCTGCAACCTGGCACTTTCCACCTGACAGCTAACACCTCACACAAGCGAGCTCAACCGCTGCCAGCTGACGCCGGCCAGCTTCACGCCTGCAGCAACAGGCCAAACCGATCAACCCTTAGGCTTGCGCTTGCGTGATGCAGGGCTGGCAGGTGCGGGGGCTTGACATAGCTTAAAGAGTGTCGGATGGTTGGCGCGTTCACTTGAAAGGAACCGACCAATGGCAACCATTACCTTCAAGGCTAAGGCACACGACGTCCGCGACATGGACGATAACCTTGTCTATCGTATGGTGCATCTGCCCAAGCTAACCACGTCGCATTGCGATATGGCGGCCTTCCGCAAGCACCCCCGTTATCAGGGCATTGCCAACAGCCAGTTGTTCCCTAACGCTTTGTCGCGCATTGCCCGTGACATTGCACCCGCTGGGTTCATCCGCACTGACCGCGTTCCGGCTGGCGTCACGCTTGACACGTCGGGCTTTCTCGCCGTTGTAACTATCGAAGTTTAAGCGCGAGGCTTACGCTTCCGACTCGCGGGCGCTGGGCTGTTGCCCGGCGCCTTTTCTTTTGCCGGTGTGACGTCGAGCGCAACGCCGTCGATCGTCGCCATGCCGGCGCGCAGTAGCTCGAGGATGCGTTTGT